AATTGATTAATGTTCTTAATTTGACTGGTTACACTGAGGGAGCTGTTGCTTTAGAGGTTGAATTAAACGAGTCACTTGATGATGTAGTAGATTTTCATGTGATTTCACCGTCACGACTGGACTTCATTATGGATAAAGAAACAGAGGAACTAGTTTTAGTTGAAAGAAAAATCGATGGAACATTTACCAGGTTAAACATGGAGCAAGTGTTTTATGTTCCGATTGACCCAGATGTTGATGATCCTTACGGTCGTAGCCCTATGTTGCCAGCTATTGAAGCTATTTTATTCCAAACAGAAGTGTTAAGGGATTTAAAAGCTGTTGCTCATCATCAAGGACATGCACGTTTTGATATCTCTGTATCAGCTGAGGCGATACTTAAAAACTTACCTCAACATGTATTGGATCAGGGGGACGAGGCTGTACAAGAGTTCGTTGATAGCTATATGGACGGTGTTTTTAGTCAATTTGAAGAACTAGAAGCAGATGACGACTTTCTTCATGATGACTCTGCAAAAGTTCAGACTGTTGGTGGTACTAATGGTAAATCAATGGATAGTAAATCATTAATAGAAATCATTAATCAACAGGTAGTTACTTCATTGAAGCAGCTGCCTATTTTGTTAGGTCGGAACGAGTCAACTACTGAAACGCACGGTTCCATCCAATGGGAAATACACATCGCTGGTGTAAAAAGTATTCAAAATGTTACTAAGCGGTTGCTTGAAAAAGCTTATACTGTTGCTTTACGTGTCCAAGGTAACCAAAGCACTGTAAAAATCACGTTCAATGATGTGAGAACTAAAGACAGAGCGCAAGAAGCTAACGCTGAGGCAATTGAGATTAACAATGAAATCATGAAAGTTCAACAAGGCTGGATTGATAATGATGAGGCATCGAACGTCATTACTGGTCACGATGCTGTTGGAGAGCCTAAACAACCGCAACAGTCAGATGCCTTAGGTTCTTATCAAGCCTTTTTACAGTCTAAGGCTAAACCTAAAGACGATGAGGATTTAGAAGGTGATGAAACAGGTCGTTATATTCGAAAGTTTCCCAGTAAAGCCCTCTTGGGAAAAAGGGGGCAACGTGGAGAACAAGTAAGCGATGAAGAAATATTTCAGTTATTTGACCAGATATTAGATGCATCAATGGATATCGCAAATGATGAGTTTTTAGGTGTATTAAAAGCGCAGTTAGATAATTACATTAAAAACATAAACAAAGCGCCAGAACCTCCAAAAATAGAACGAAAACAAGCTATTAAGCATGTTCGTGCTGATGAAGAGGAAGAATCAGATGACGAGTTAGAGCTTTGGCTAATGACTTACGTCTTTTTTGAAATGAATAAAGATGTTGAGCTGTGGCGTGGTGTGGTCGAATCGTGGCTAACTCAGGTTACTTCTGTTATCGGAAACGTGAATCTGTTGAATGTATTCGTAGATGTTCAGTTTAATCAAACAGATGAGCGTTTAATGGAATGGATTAACTGGCGTGCTGAGAATACAGCTATTCAAATAGTCGATACCAACAGAAAAGAAGTGTTGAAAGTTATCAATGAGGTGCTAAATGATGGACCTTATAGCGTTAAAGACGTTGCTAAAAAGTTAGAAAGTTCTTACATGTTTGATAAATGGAGAGCTGAGACCATAGCAAGAACTGAACTTCTTTCAGCTGGTTCAACTGGTCAGTTTGCTTCTGATTTGCAACTATATGATTTAGGTATTGTCATTGGTAAAGAGTGGCGTTCAGCTCATCAAGACCGTACGAGACAATGGCATAAAGATGCTAATGGTCAACGTGTTGGGTTTATGGATTTCTTTATTGTAAATGGTGAAAAATTAATGTTTCCGCGAGATAGCGAAAATGGGGCTTCTGCTGATAACGTGATTAGTTGCCGTTGTTGGTATAAGACGTTGTTCGCTGAGGTGGATGAATAAAAAGCCAAACTGAAAGTTAAGGATGGATAACATGGGACAATTAATTATTTTATGTATCACAGGTATAACAAGCCTTGCAATAGTTGCAAGTTTGTTAAATAAGTTATGTAAGTACAAATTTGCATATAGACAAAGTTTGCTAGGTGTTGAATCGGATGAAATTATCAAGGTTATTAACGGGAATGTTTCAAAAGATAATGAAGATAGAGGAATTCAATCTAAAGTTAAAGCTGCTGATGTTCCGTTACCACCAACATATGATGGTAGAGATTGGCATAGAAAACCTATAAAAAAAGAAGCAAATCCACCATTCCTAAAAGGCTATCAACCAAAAGGGAATGAGAAAAAAATACCAAAGCCTAAAAATATCAAATCTAATAGCCGTAAATAAATACAATAATTGAAAGGTGGTGATAAATAAATGATAGTTTCTAACGTGATGGCACCAATTAGAATTACATCTAGCAATGCAGATTTTAGCGACAAAGATTTAGAATTAATCAATCGTCATACGCTTAAACCTCTTGCTAGAGAAGATGTATTTGTCTACGAAGGCATTTGTTCATCTGATGCATTGGACAGCTATGACACACGAATGGACCCGACAACAACATTAAGAAACTTTGCTGATGATTTAATTCTTGGTACTGCTTTAATGGAAGGTCACAATACTGATAGAAACCCTTACGGTCGTTCTTTTGATGCTGAAATCATAGAAAAAGACGGTATAACGTCAGTTCGTGGTCGTTGGTACATTCCAAGAGGTGTAACAATCAACGGTGTAAGTACAGATGACACAATCAGAGCTATCGAAACAGGAGTTCTACGTGACATGAGCGTGGGATTTGGTGGTCCAGATATGTGGTATAAGTGTTCGGCTGATGGTAAAGATCTGTGGGATACACCATATTTTCCAGGTGATACTGACGAAGATGGAAATCGAGTATTCTTTTGGATAGTTGATGCAAGACTTCGTGAGGTTTCCACAGTGTATAAGGGCGCTTGTCCTGATGCATACATCGAAAAGGTCCGTTCTGAAATTTCAGACGGTTCTTTAAAAGAAAAACAAATTAATATGTTTGAAGAAAGGTATCAGACGCGTTTTGAACGTGATTCTGATGCCTTTTTAAATACAAAAAAATCAAAGAGAGGTAGTGATAACGTGAATGTTATTGAAGAATTAAAAAAAGGTTTAAAGGATGGTTCTATTGAGCGTAGTGCAGTAAGAGCAGCTTTAACTGATGGAGGTCATTCTTTACGTTCTCAAGAAGATACAGCTATCAGAAATGAGCTAGGGGAAGATTTAGCAACTGTTGAAGCTATCCGTAATCTTAAAACTGAGGCTAAACATGGTCGTAAATATGTAGAAGATTTAGTGGAAGAAGCTGTAAAAGAGCGTGTAGCTGTTCAAGGTGATACTTTCAATGCTGAGAGCTACAAAGCCTTGTTAGAACGTTCTGGCGATATTGAATATATCAAAGCAGAAATTGAAAGTTACCGCAAAATGAAAGGCGACAAATTCAAACCAGGTCGTCAATTAGGTGGTAATGATGATGATAGCAACGATGACGTTGTTGTCTTGGATTAAGAAAGGGGAGATATAAATGAGTTTAAGATGGCCTAAAGGTGGTATTTTACCAGATTCGTACGGTTTATCATTAACCGTATTTTGTAAGGAGCCAGTTAATTTTGGTGATGGATTAATTTTAGATCCAACTGTTGGAGATTATGGAGTTAGAAAAGCAACTGATGGAGAAGTGCCTCAACTATTTGCGAAAGTTCAAGAAAAAGAGAAGAACGTTCCGATTAGTGCTTTCGTAACTGGCTTTAGTCGTAACGTTCTTTTAAATGTGGCTGACGGTGTAGCTGTTGGTGACAAATTAGTTGTTGGTGCTGATGGTAAGTTTAAAAAGGACGCGACTGATGTATCACACATCGTAGTATTAAAAGTTAATGCTGCTAAAAATCAAGCGGAGGTGCTTATTTAATGGGTTTATTTAGAAAAGCTTTAAAAGATGGAAAACAAATTGAGTTACCTGCTTCAGGTGCTGAGTTACGTCAAGAAATGGCAAAAGTTGCTAAAGAAGAACGTTTTGCTGCTCAAGGTAGTTCTTTACTAGAAAAGAATTCATCAGCGTTATTACGCGGTGTTTTCGAAAAAGAAGGTTTAACATGGGACGATGCAAAACGAGCACTTGACCCAAACATTTGGACTCGTAGCGTTGAACAAATGTTTACAAATACAAACACTAAGCCTTTATTCCCAATCATTACAGAAGATTACGTTCGTAATGGTTATGAGAAATCTGGTCGTGCAAGTGAGTTAATTATGGGTAACGTGCCAATGGAGCAACAAACTCAAGAATTTTACTACTATGAAGATTCTGACGATGACAAAGATAGCAACTTAGATTTCAATCTTGTTGCTCAAGGTGCTCCAATTCCAGTTACAACAATTGGACTTCAAGATAAACGTTCAATCCGTGTCTACAAACGTGGTGGTGGTGTAGAAATCACTGATGAAGCTAAATCAATGAAAATTGATATGTTAGCCGCTTTCTTAAAGCGTCGTGGTCAACGTATGGGAATTACTGATGAGCGTTTAGCTATTGAAACATTAAGTAATGGTTACTTTGATGATGGTTGGGATGCTCCAGAAGTTATCGGAGTTTCAAAAGTGAACGAGCTTGATCCAGTCGATATGTGGTATGCGACTTATTACATGAATGACGAATACGGATTTACTCCCGATAGAGTAGTAATGAACTTAAAAACTGCTGAATTGTGGTTAAAAAATGTTACTCAAGCCGGTAATCCATTATTCTTAGGTAATATCTTAAATGGTGATATGCCAAATGTAATTAAATCAGCTCCATTTATCAACAAAAAAATGCCTGATGGAAAAATCATGTTCGTTGATACTGGTTTTGCTTTACAAGAGTACACTTATAAACCATTTTCTACTGAAACAGAACGTAGTGCTAAAACTCAATTGGAAGGTTCATATTCTACTAAAACAGCTGGATATGTACCATTTGAAAAACGCGCTCGTCTTATTGTTGATATTACAAAAGCTAGAGTTTAGGAGGGATTATCTTGGCTAAGAAAAAAGAGGAAAAGAAAGAAACTAAACCTGTTGAAACAGCTGACGAAGTTATAGAAGAAGTCGTAAACGATGAAACAGTTACTGTTGATGAGAATCAAGGAGAGCTAACCGAAACAGAAGAAGTTGAAACAGCTGACGAAGTTGAGAAACCAGAACTTTATACTCTTTCTAAACCCGATACCATGTTTTACGATGGTCGTTTCGTGATTACTAGTGAAGATAAAATTCCTTTACCTGATGTAATCACTGGACCAATTCAAGCTAGATTAGACTCAGGATTCATTGTCAAAGTAGAAGAATAGGAGGGATTCGATGTTCGCAACTATTCAAGATGTTAGAGACACATCAAAATATAAAGCTGATGAGTCATTTAAAGAACTGAAAGACACTGAGATTCAAGGTTATATCGAACGTGCTGATATTCAAATCACAGCAAGAGTTCACTGTGATTATTCTAAAACAGGCGATGAAATGATTCAGAAGAAATTAAAGATAGCGACTATTAAAATGGTTGACTATCTTTTTTTCATGGATTCAAACAGAAAAGCTATTGAAAGAAAAATGAGTGGACTGCAATCTGAGTCGATGGATGATTATTCTTATTCATTGTCTAGCCAATCGTTAGATAAGCTAGATACTAATACAGGAGATACGGAGCTTGATTTAATTCTAGAATCGTTACTTGTTCCGATAAGTTCTCATGCTTTTTTTGGTGTTTCTGGACCTACAAGAGCAAAAAGAAGGAAGATGTCTTATGGCATTCGATGACTTTTTAAATCATACGTGTACCCTCGTTATCCCTTCTAGTGGTGATGAGGTAGACGACTGGGACAGACCTATCATTAAAGATAAAGAAGTTCCTTTAATTCCTTGTCGTTTCATGAGAAAACGGCTGAAAAACGTCATTGTTACAGATGATACAAAAGGCTTGTATGAATCAACTCTTGTTTTATCAGCTGATCAAGAGATTAATGATGATATGCGAATTAAAAATATCAAAGATGGTAAAGGCAATCTATTAGCTAGTGACGAGTTCAGAGCTGAGGAAATACTCCCTCGTAATGACTTTGATTCCTTGCATCATTATAAAATTATCTTGAAAGGAGCTGTTTGATATGGGAAAACGTGCATCAGCTTCTTTTAAATTTGATAAGCAAGCTCAAAAATTCTTTGCTGAAATTGATAGTAAAATGCCTTTAGCAAGAGAAACTGCAGTAAAAGCAATGGGTATCGCGTGGGCTGATGGAGCAAAGGAAATCACTCAATCAGATGATCATATCGATACCGGAGCTTATGTCAACAGCATTGGTTATGAAACTAATATTCCTGGTAAAAACGGGATTATCCAAAAAGGAACGCCAATTAATGACACAGTCGAAAAAGCAAACGAGACTATTTTAACAATTGGCTCAGATGTGAGGTATGCAGCACCTTTAGAAAAACGCTATAACATTATGGCTCGTTCTTTAGATGCTAATGAAAAACGAATGCTTGAAGTTGGAAGCATGGCAGTAAGGAAAACTATATTAGGAAAGTAGGTGTTTAAATGGATTTCGTAGATGCAACATTACCAATCGCAAGTTTTTTAAAACCAATATTCAAAGAGGAAATCAAAACGATTAGGCCTTTCAAGTTAGATAAAACGGTGGAAAAGCCAGCTTTACAAGTAAAATCAGTTGGAAAAACAACTATCCAGCTGTTAGTTAGAGACGACAATGATATTAACGCTCTTAACGTCTGTACCGATGTCGCTAACTATTTACAACGTAATCACGCTGGGATTGATGGTATTAATGTATTCGATATGAAACTAACAACACCTATTTATCCAGATATGGATGAGGAAACCAAGATACCAGAAGCATGGTGTTATATGAGTATTAATTATTTTGAAAGTTAGGAGTGTCAATATGTCAAAAGAAAAAAAGCAGTTTGAAAAGAAACCTCAAGAAACAAAAGAGGTTAAAGCAAATGAAGAGACAAAAACAAAAGTTAAGTTAATCGCGCCAACAAATATGATCGGTGTTTTACAACTAAACGATATTCAGTATCTAAACGGAGAAATTGCTGAATTAACAGAAGATGAGCTTCAAACACTAAAATATGGTTGCTCATGGGACTATGAGGAGGTCAAATAATTATGGCAGAAAAAAATAATGTTTATAAATATGATAAGAAGAATATTCAAGGTGGAGCAGGTCGTTTATTGTGGAACTCAAATACTTTAAATCGTCCTAAAAAAATTAGCGATGTAATGGATCTAGAATCATTTGAAGCTAAAGATGGTTGGAGTGATTTAGGAGCTACAAACGACGGTATTGCTCAGTCACGTGGATTTGATACAGAAGATGTTGAAATCGATCAATCAAAAACACCAATCGACACATCTGTTTCAAGTTGGACTAACGCAATTTCAACCACTTTGATGGAAACATCTATTGAAAATCGTCAATTAGTTAATGTTGGTGGGGCTATTTCTGAAACTCCTGCTGTTTTAGGAACTGCAAGCAAAACAACTGCTGCTATTCCAAACGGTACTAAATTGATTAAAGTAGCTGATGGCACAGAATTTGCGAAAAGTCGTTTCATTAAAATTGGTGATGAAACAATCGCAGTTGGTACAGTTGATGGCGATGTTATTCGCTTGAAAAAAGCAATTAACAAAGAAGGCGGCTATCCTGCTGATACTGATGTGTTACCAGTTAAAGAATTAGGTACTAAAACTATTTCTTATGGTGCTCCTGAATCAGTTCCAGCAGTTCAATTAGCTCTTATTTCTCAACGTGAAGATGGCACTTTATTAATGATTGTTTATTATGAAGTGAAATTAAACGGTGATGAAGTTGAATCAACGTTC